ACTGGCACAAAGGGGGGCAGAGATCCCCCCGCTGACCCTGTAGAATTCACTCACAACCGCAAGGCACCCGATGACCTTCCCCGATCAGATCGCTTCCATCACCAACCCTGAGAACGGGACCATTCATTGGCACCAAGCGGCATACGCTGCGAAGGAGCATGGTCTGTGGGATGACTTCCGCACCGACTACGGCACCACCTCCCACTTCGGCGGGGTCGATGCTGGGGAGTTCCTGGTGTGGTTGGGGTATTGACCCCCCACCCCCGACCCTGTACAATACACTCAACCAACCAACCCCAACCATGGCAAAAGCAATCGGCACCGTTCGCGCTTCCGACCTGAATCTGAAAGGACGGGCAATCCGCATGAGCAGTGGCAGCGGTTCTACCATGACCCCTGCCCGTGGGTTGGGCGCTTCTATGGTGAAGGACCTCCCCGCTGCCATCGCTAACGCCAAGGCACAGCATCGCGCCGACCGCATCGCCGCTGCCCGCGACCGCCTTATGGACCGCGTTGGGCACTCTCACCTGGCAGTGCGCTTCTGACGCTATGCGTTCGTGACAGGCAGTTGGGGGGTTTGCGCCCCCTTACCGCCCTGCGGGGCGCGATGATATCGTATATAAAAACCCATGGGTCCCTGTAATCTATAAAGTGTTACCAAAGCGAGCTAATTATACCTTTCAAACTAAAAAATTTTTTTGCTATATAAAAAACAGAAAAAAGTTGATAATTTACAAGGATGCGAAAAAATTCCGGAGGAAATTCAAAACCCGTACAAGTCGATCCAATTACGGGAGAATATTTTATTGTATTACCAGAATGGATTGTGAACGAACTTGATTGGTATGAAGATATATCAATCAAGTTTGATGTTGATGGAAATGATTTAATTTTAACAGAAAATGAATGAAGAAAAAACAATATCAAATTTTCTATAAAGAAAAGTGTATCTACAAGTGTTTACATGAAGATGAGTTTGAAAAAACTTGGGAGATGATTAATCAATTCATATCTGCCAGTGGAGCAGTCGAAAAAACCGATCTTCGATTTATAGAGAAGAGTGATTGACAATTGATACATAATAAAGTATGATATTAGAGTAAGAATTTTCTATTATGGCTAAAGGATTTACTGTAAAAGCAAAAACCCCCACAGCAACAAAACAAGAAGAAGAATGGGACTTTGATCAAGCAAGAGAATTAGTAAGAGGAAAAACCATTGTGTTTTGTCTCCCTGGAAGAGGAGTTTCTTTTACTTTCTTAAAGAGCTTTGTTCAACTGTGTTTTGACCTTGTCCAAGCAGGAGCAAGTATTCAAATCTCACAAGATTATTCTTCAATGGTTAACTTTGCACGTTGTAAGTGCTTAGGTGCAAATGTGCTGCGAGGTCCTGACCAAAAACCTTGGGACGGAAAATTAAAATATGATTGGCAACTATGGATTGATAGTGATATTGTGTTCAATAGTGATAAATTCTGGCAACTTGTTCTGATGGATAAAGACATTGCTGCTGGATGGTACTGTACAGAAGATGGTGTTACAACATCAGTTGCTCATTGGTTAGAAGAAGATGATTTCCGCAATAACGGTGGAGTCATGAATCATGAAACATTAGAAAGTATTTCTAAGCGTCGTAAACCATTTACTGTTGATTACACTGGTTTTGGTTGGCTTCTAATCAAGAATGGTGTATTTGAACATGATGAAATGAAATACCCCTGGTTTGCTCCAAAGATGCAAGTCTTTGAATCTGGAGAGGTTCAGGATATGTGTGGAGAAGATGTATCATTCTGTTTGGATGCAAAAGAATCAGGATTTGAAATCTGGTGTGATCCTCGTATTAGAGTCGGTCACGAAAAAACAAGAATAATTTGATGGCTAACGAACGCTATAATATTCTTTGTAAGGGTAGAAGAATATATTCAAGTCTTACAGAAGAAGAATATTTCAATGTCATGGAGGATCTGTCAATTGAATTTTATCAGACAGGTTCTCCAAATCCAGAAGATCTTGAAACTGAAATTTTATTGGAGAATATTGCATGGCAGCAAAAGCAAAAGGTGGACTGAATAAAAACTCTTTTTATGTTCCTGGTCCTCCTAAAAAGTCTCGTCAAGGAGCGGGCGCAGGAACTAAATATGCCGCCTCGTCTCGTAACGGAGCATCTAAAAAATATAGAGGGCAAGGTAAAGGATGATTGATGATGATACACAAGCTTGGGAAGCATATCCTAAGTATCGTTGGATTTTTAATAAACTTGAACTTGCGATGCGTTTAGGTTATCAGTGTGGACCTGCTTGTGTACCTATTAAAACAAAGGGGTCTTATATTGTAAGACCAATTTATAATCTATTTGGGCAAGGAATTGGTGCTCAAAAAATAGATTTAGATCCTGATCTTCATAAAGAAGATATGATTCTTCATAAGTTTATTCCACCAGGATATTTCTGGTGCGAATATCTAATGGGGGATCATTTTAGTATTGATTATAAACGAGAAAATTCCAAATGGATTCCGTTTAGCGCAATGATTGGTACTCATGAAAAAGAAGATAATCTAGTTAGATTTGAAGTTTGGAAAAAAGTTGAAATACCAAACTTCAAATTACCAGATTTTATTCAAAATATTGATGTTGAATACTTAAATATTGAATCAAAAGGTTCAAATCCATTTGAAGTTCACTTAAGAACTGGTAATGATCAGATATGGGATTTACCCATGGGATCCAAACTTTACCCATCATGGCAAGAATCGGACCAAAATCTTAGAAAAGGTCTCAAATTCTCACCAAATTTACATTCTGATACTCGATATTATGCCGCAGATGGATATTTAACCGATGTAAGACGTGGATATTACGTTGAAATCTTAGAATAAATAAATTTTTTACACAAAATGAGTTGAAAAACATTTCAATGGGTAAACACCTACTCTTAGAGGTGTATAATGTGGATTTTGAAGCGATTAATGACGTTAAATCTCTTCAAAATGCTATGATAAATGGTATTAATCGTGCAAAAATGACGATTTTGAACACATTTTCGTACTGTTTTATTCCACAAGGATGTACGGTTGTGATTGCACTCGCAGAAAGTCATGTTTCTTGCCATACTTGGCCAGAAAATAGGTGTTTAGCAGTTGATGTTTATACATGTGGTGAAGGAAATCCACGTTTAATTGCTTTAGAAATATTAAAATATCTTAATTCTGATTCATATTCGCTGCGTGAGGTTGAACGTTAAATAGAAATAAGGAGATAGCAACCTCCTTTATAAAAGTTCTGTTTTATTCATTAAAACAGGAGCTAAAAATGTCAAATTTACCAGTTGATAGGGATTCCAACTACATGTACAATATGTGGGGAACCGATAAATTAGCAACCGATTACGGTTCTCTTGAAAAAACTGATAAAAAAAGAGTAATTCAAGAAATTATGCACGATCTGGCACCACATCATAATCTTAAAAAACAAATTGAATTGCATGAAAAAATTCGTAATGATGAAGATTATGATGATTGGGAATATGGAACAGAACCAACCTATGGTTCTCCTTGGCACTGAATATAAATAAAGCAAGAAAACTCTAGTCCAGATGGCAGTTCAAAGGATATCTAGATCATTTAAAGATATTAGCCTATCCTTTGAACCTCATCCGGTAACAAAGGATCTAACGATTATTAAAAATGAAAATGCGATTAAAAGATCTGTAAGAAATTTGATTGAAACCATTCCTACAGAAAGGTTTTTTAATTCTTTACTAGGATCTGAAGTTCGATCAAGTCTTTTTGAATTTGTTGATTTTGGAACTGCTTCTGTTATTCAAAGACAAATTGAAATTACTTTAGAAAATTTTGAACCAAGAATTGAAAATGTAAGAGTAGAGGTTTTACCAAGACCTGATAATAATGAGTTTGAAGCTACTATTATTTTTGATATCATAGGACAAGAGTTTCCAACCCAGGAGTTCACATTTATATTAGAGGCAACAAGATAAAATGCCTTTTACCAAATTTTCTAATTTAGACTTTGATCAGATAAAAACTTCAATCAAAGATTATCTCCGTGCTAACTCTACATTTACGGATTTTGATTTTGAAGGATCAAATTTTTCTGTGCTAATTGATACTTTAGCGTACAATACTTATATTACTGCATTTAACTCAAATATGATTGTAAATGAATCCTTCTTGGATTCTGCAGTTTTGAGAGAAAATGTAGTTTCATTAGCACGTAATATTGGTTACGTACCTCGCTCTAAAACCGCCTCTAAGGCAGCAATTTGCTTTAGTATACAAACTAATACAACAAGTCCGACACTCACGTTACAGACGGGTCTGGTATGTATTGGTAGTGCTAATGATACTTCATATGTTTTTTCAATTCCAGAAAACATTACTACAACTGTTAATGATGGAATTGCTATGTTTGGAACTCCAACGGATCCAATTACAGTATATCAAGGAACTTTATTAAGCAAACAATTTATTGTAGATAACTCTTTAAATCAGAAATTTTTACTTGATAATTCAAATATCGATACTTCAACGATTGTTTCTTATATAAAGGGTTTATCTGACTCTGGATTGGGAAGAGAATATCAAAAAGTTGATAATATCTTAAAAATAGATGGTACCTCAGAAATCTATTTGATTCAAGAAGTTCAAGATGAGAAATATCAACTTTTATTTGGAGATGGATACTTTGGCAAAAAATTAGAAAATGGTACTATTATTACCACTACGTATATTATTACCGATGGTAAAGAAGGTAATGGTCCATCTTCCTTTTCTTTCTCTGGAAGTTTAAGAGGATCTTCTGATGAAATTGTCGTACCATCCACAATACCACTTATAACAACTATCAGTCCGGCATCTAATGGTGGTGATATAGAAACACTGGATTCAATTAAGTATTTTGCTCCTAGGTTATATGAATCTCAATACAGAGCGGTTACCACAAGAGATTATCAAACGATAGTTCAACAATTATATCCAAATACGGAGACTGTTTCTGTTGTCGGTGGAGAGGAACTTAACCCTCCACAATATGGAACAGTATTAATTACCATAAAACCTAAAAATGGAGAATTTGTATCTGATTTTGACAAACAACAAATTTTATCAAAATTAAAAGATTATTCACTTTCAGGAATAACTCAAAAGATAATTGATCTCAAATTATTATATGTTGAAATTGAAAGTTATGTTTACTATAATCCAGCACAAATATCTTCTGTAAGTGATTTAAAAAATAAAATTATTGGTGGACTGGTATCCTATTCACAATCTCAAGATATTAATAAATTTGGCGGTAGATTTAAGTATAGTAAAATTTTAAATGTTATTGACAATATTGACGAATCAATTACATCAAATATTACTAAAATTAAAATCAGAAGAAATTTAAAAGCATTATTAAATCAACCTGCACAGTATGAATTGTGTTTTGGAAATCAATTTCATATTAAATCTGAAGGTATGAATATCAAAAGTACTGGATTTACAATTTCTGGAAGTAGTGAGGTTGTTTATTTTACTGATATACCAAATAGTGATGGAAAAACTGGAATTCTCTCTATTGTAAGAGAGAATCTTCAAACTAATAACAAAATAGTTGTAGTAAAATCTGCGGGAACAATTGATTACACTTCTGGTGAAATCATCATTAATACACTTACTATTACTTCAACAGTAAAAACAAATAATATAATTGAAATTCAAGCTTTTCCAGAATCTAATGATGTGATAGGTCTTAAAGACTTGTACTTAAATTTTGATGTTCAAAATAGTTCAATAAATATGGTAAAAGATACTATTTCTTCAGGTGAGCAAATATCTGGTGTGGGATTTAAAGTAACATCAAGTTATACAAATGGAGAATTAACAAGAGGATAATATGATAGAAACGGGGTTTGAAAAAAGAGTAAAAGTACAGCAGATTGTTGAAAGTCAACTCCCAGAGTTTATTTTATCAGAAAGTCCAAAATCTGTTGATTTTTTAAAACAGTATTATATTTCTCAAGAATATCAAGGTGGTCCTCTTGACATTTCTGAAAATCTAGATCAGTATTTAAAAGTTGATAATTTAACCTCAGATATAATTGTAGGATTTACTTCTTTAACTAATGGTATTAATTTAACAAGCGACACAATTCAAGTAATATCAACAAAAGGATTCCCATCCGAATATGGACTTTTAAAAATTGACAATGAAATAATTACATACACTGGATTAACAAATAATACATTTACTGGGTGTATTAGAGGATTTAGTGGCATTACATCTTATAGATCAGAAAATAACTCACAAGAATTAAAATTTTCTTCTTCTAAGATAGAGAGTCATAGTTCTGGGACTAAAGTTCAAAATTTAAGTTCATTATTTTTAAAGGAATTTTATAAAAAATTAAAATTTTTCTTGACCCCTGGTTTAGAAGATGTTGATTTTGTATCCAATTTAAATGTTGGAAATTTTATAAAAGAAGCAAGAACTTTTTATGAATCAAAGGGAACGGAAGAATCTTTTAGAATTTTGTTCAATGTTTTATATGGAGTAAATCCAAAAATAATTGATTTAAAAGAATTTTTACTAAGACCATCTTCATCTAATTTTGTAAGAAGGGAAGTAATAATAATCGAAGCAATTTCTGGTAATCCAAATAATCTCGTTGGGCAAACAATTTTTAAACAAGACGATTTAGAAACTAGTGCTTCAGTTTCCGAAGTAGAAATATTTACTAGAAGTCAAAAAGTTGGATATGCACAAACATATTATAGAGTAGGATTGTTTGTAGGATTTGAAGAAAATTCAATTAAAGGATCTTTTGAAATAACTCCACATACAAAAGTATTAGAAACTGTACCAGCAGGTTCTTCAACTATTACGGTTGATTCGACTATTGGATTTGAAAAAAGTGGTACATTAATCACTTCTGGAAATAGAATAAATTATTCAGATAAAAGTATAAATCAATTTTTTAATTGTGTATCTATAGAAAATGAAGTACTAGCGGGGTCAAGCGTAAGATCTAATGACATTTACTATGGATATGAAAATGGAGATTTAAATAAAAAAGTAGAATTTAGAATAACAGGATCTTTATCTTCTTTTATACCAACTTCTGATATAACATCGGTAAACGAAGGTGAAGACATATATGTAAAAAATCTTGGAGAAAAAATTTCAGATTTTGGAGAAATTAAATCATATAAGCAGAAATTTTTTAATTCTTGGATTTATAATACCAGTTCTAGGTATGAAATTGATTTAATTTCAGGTTCAACATTTACCCTAAAATCTGATATCGATGACCCAACATTAGCAGTTGGTGATTCTGTTGATATTTTAAGGTCTAAGTCACAAATTATTGCTCATACAAATGCAGTAGTATCTTCTATCAATAAATCATTAAAACAAGTTATTTTAAATAATTTATCAGGATTTACACCAGTTAATGGATTGTATTATGATCTAAGAAGAAATATTAGAACATGTTTTAGTTCTGGGGCTAATGTTTCTGGTGGAAATAATCAGTTATTTTCAAATATACAAAATTCATACAATGATAGTAATGAATATTTTTATGTAGCATCAAATTCTTTACCTTCTTATGAAATAACAAAAAATATAAGTTATGCAGAAATTGATTCTGCAGTTGCTGAATCAACAATACAAGGATTTAATCCTTTAGATGGTACATATTCGATAATTTCATTTCCTACTAATGTTTCTTTTCTAACCGGGGATAAAGTTTATTATCTTCCAGAAAATTCACCAATTCAAGGATTAGTGGAGGGAATTTATTATGTTAAGGTTATTGGACCTGGAAATAAAGTTAAACTATATTCATCTAGATCATTTATTGATATTGACGATTATTTAACCTTTTATCCACCATCTTCAAATAATGGATATCATAAGTTTATATTAGATATCCAAAAAAGTTTAACAATTAATGCTCAAAAAATATTAAGAAGATTTCCAAATGAACAAAATATTGATAATGTAGAAAATACAGAGACTAGGTCTGGATCTGTAGGAATTTTAGTAAATGGTGTTGAAATTATAAATTATAAATCCGAAGATCAAATTTTTTACGGTCCATTATCAAATTTAAAAATAATAAATTCTGGATCTAATTATGATGTAATTAACCCACCATCTATCACAATTACTTCACCTTCCGTTGGAACAACAGCTTTAATACAACCAGTTGTTAGTGGATCTGTAAAAGAAGTATTGGTTGATCCTTCTGAATTTGATATTTCAAGTGTTATTTCCATCACAATTACTGGTGGAAATGGTAATGGTGCTATATTAGAACCAGTTTTAAGTAAAAGATTTAGAGAAATAGCATTCAATGCTCAAAATATTTTCTCTTTAGGCGGAATTGATTATGTCAGTGATACTTTAACATTTTTATCAAATCACAATTTATCTGATGGCGAAAAAATTGTATATAATAAAAATGGAAATAATGAAGTTGGTGTTGGATCTTTTAATGGTTCAAATACTAATCAAAATAAAACACTAGTTAATGGTGGTGTTTACTATACTAAAGTCGTTAATAACTCAACTATAAAACTTTATGAAAATGAAAATGACTATATTTCTGGAATTAATACCGTAGGATTTACAACCATTGGAAATCAAGGAGTTCATAAATTTAGATTATTCAATGGTAAAAATAATATTTCAAAAATTAAAGTTATTAATCCTGGAGATGGTTATACGCATAGGCAATTAAAAGTAAAAACTTCTGGTATTTCTACTTCTGAAAATACTATTACATTCCCAAATCATAACTTTAAAGATGGTGAAATAGTAACATATTCAACAACTGGATCTACAATTACTGGATTAAGTACTTCAAATCAATATTACATTCTAACAAATAACACTAATAATTTTAAACTTGCCAATGCTGGAATTGGTGGAACAATTAAATCAAATTATGAAAGAAAAAAATATGTAGCATTTGAATCTACCGGATCTGGATATCAAATATTCTCTTATCCACAAATTCAATTAAATATTAATATTTCATATGGAAGCACTATTACCGGAATAGTAACAGCAACTCCAATTATTAGAGGAAAAATAATTGATTGTTACTTATATGAAAGTGGGGCAGGTTATGGATCTACAACATTAAACTTACATAAAAAACCAATCATATCAATTAATACTGGAACAGGTGCTCAATTATTGCCATTTATAGTTGATGGAAAAATTGAAAAAGTGATTGTTCTAAATGGTGGGTCAAATTACAATGCCGCTCCTGATTTATCAATTTCTGGTGATGGAACTGGTGCCATATTAAGACCAATTGTTGTTAATGGAACTATAACGCAAGTTGTAGTTATAAATTCTGGAATTGGATATTTAAAAGATAATACAGATATTATAGTA